TGGTCGATTGTAAGGTTGTGTAATTCATGAAATTCTCCGCAATAAACGCATTGACAATCGAAGTGCTCTTTGATAGCTCTTCTCCAGAGCCGTTTAGATTCTGAACTTGTCATGGTTATTAAATTGTGTAAATAGTAATCAGGGTTTGGTAGTAATGGTGTCATTAAGTTCTTCTTGCTCCGCCTCTACCTCGGTTTGCTTTACGTGACTCTGCAACGATCTTTCCACCTTTATGTGACATATCTGTCTGTGGTCCGGGCTTGCGTTCTCTACGTATCTTCATCAGGTCACGTCTGTATGCTTTCTTAGCTGGTGTACTGTTGATTGCTCTGTTTGTACGCCTATGCTTCATACGTGACTTTTTGTTCTTTCTATAGAATCGTGCTGTTCGTCCGGGATTAGGACTCAGCTTAGGTCCGGTTCTTGCCATATAATCTAGATTTAACTAAAGATGGATCTACTTTTGGTATGACTGACGCTAACCTATCTAAGGGACTACCCTCAAGGGCAACACCTGTGATGTCGTTAGTTTTTAGCCAATCACATGCGGCTTTTAGATCTGCTGTCTTTGCTTCACCGCATTTTATTAAACGTAAAAATTCTTGGGTGACAAGGTAGTGCAGTTCATTAAAACTTTCTTCGTTTGCTTTCTTAGGTATTACCCTTGTGGTTTCGTTCATTCGATGTCTAGTCCTTTTTTAACTATCTGTAGTGCTCTGTCATCAAGCTCGTTATCTGTTTGCTCGACTAACTTTTCTAGTAGGTCTACAACAAATACTTTAAACTTCTCGCTTTTTAAAAAAGCTAATACGATTGGTTTTAGTAATGCTAACATTATTCTTCTCCGGGTGTAGTTTTAACATAGCGTCCGTTCTCGTCTCGCTTTGCAGCCTTTTTCTTAGGCTTTCTTTTAGCTTCTAATTCAGCTTTTTTTGCAGCAATCTCTCTGTCTGCAATAATTCTTGATAGTGTACTCATTAGAAAAACTTAAATTTCTTTTCTTTTGGTTTAGGTGGTAGTAACGATTGTATAGGTACGATGTCTTGACATAAAAAAGCTACACGTGTACCCGGTCTTATGGTAAAACCTTGACGTTGCAACTCTGCACATTTTAATGCACGTACAAGTTCGTAATCTAATTGCATCTTTTCCTCCTGACGCTTGGCAATACGTCTGCATTGCTCAAGACCACGCTTGTCTAGAGGAACCATAAAGTTAACTTGAAAACCCCAGTTCTCAGATAAAGTATAACTACTAGGGTTCATACCCATATCATCATCGACTTCCCAAGGTTTTGTATGATTGCCCATATAGAATGGACTAAATGTCATAGTAGATCCATTACATGATATACTAGGACCATAGTTTTGACGTGACATAGAGCCGTTGTTCTGAAACTGTACGGCTTGGTTTGTCACGTTACCTGTAGCTGCTGCCACAGGATTTGAGCTATTATTTGTATCTCCTTCTGCAAACGCTGGTCCTACTGTGAGAAGACAGACAGCGATGTAGTAGTAGAGTTTATTGTATAGTTTCTTGTAGTATCCCATTGTTCAACTAATCCAGCTGCTCTAGTTGTAACTTCTAAGTTCCAAGGCAATGTGTTATCAGTAACTGTAAATACTGCATCACCACCGGCAATACCGGCACTATGAGCTGCTGATATATTACTACCGCTCCATGTGTTGACGGCAGCACCGAAAACCTGACGTTGCTCGACCTCAGTTATCGTTTGGGTTGTAGTTGTTGTACTATTCATCGACCCTGTAGTAAACTGGGGCGTGACAGTATTAGCTCTTGCAACTGCGGGTGATAACAATGCTAAGAGAAGAATCAGTTTCTTCATGTCTTTGGTTTTTCTTTGTCTTTTTTACCATTACCTGTAGTTAGTCCGAAAGTAGCAAGTGCTCCAGTAAACACAGAAGCAACGAACGTGATATCGGCTGAAGTATTTGACTTCTTGACCATAGGTAATTCAACATAATTTAAGGTGATGATAAATCCTGACCAGATTACAACGCCTAGACGCACCATTGCACCTAGTATTTGCATCTGCTCTTCATGGTCATCTATGTTTTCTTTGAGCTTTGTAAAGAGTCCCTTTTTTTCTTCCGGTTTTCTTTCCATTTTTTTATTTTATTATTTAAAAACTTCGTTATTCTTTCTTTAATATCTTGTATAATAGGTGTAGCCACAGTAGTAGCTGCTACGGCTGTAACAGCTGTAATTACTGTAGGACCTAATACTTCAGCTGGGGGTATCGGTACCGGGGGGAGTCCGGGCAAGTTTAATACAGGTGGGGGTGGTTCCACAGTTTCTACAGGTTTTGTACCCTCGGGTTCTTGTAAATCGCTAGGAGGTACAACCAAGGGTACATAACTCGGAACGTCAGCTGTAGGTAAAGGTATAGATATAGTTTCTATCTTTTCAACTTTAGGTATTACTATATTAGGTATAGCTTCCATGATAAGTTCCGGCTGTTGTACCGTTTGTCCATGAGTTGCCGTTATTACTCCAGATAGCTTTTCCAGCAGCACCACCGTTTCCACCTGATGCGGGACCGTAGTTAACTCCCCACTGTGTGGCATTACTACCAGTAGATCCATTGCTACCAGCATTACCAAGGGTACCACCATTACCGCCAGTACCACCAGTACCACCTATATTATACCAACCAGCAGCTCCAGAGCTACCATTACTCTGGTTTTGGTTATAGCCTTGGCCGTTACCACCGCTACCACCTTGACCACCGTAATAGTAGCCTAGAGATTGTCCAGTTTGACCGGCACCACCGCCGCCACCGCCTCCTCCGCCGCCAGAAAGCTGACCGCCTGAGAGGTTGTTTATTGTTACGTTTGCACTATCTACTTGTATTGCGTGACTACCAGCTTGACCAGTACTACCAGCTTGAGGGTTAGTTGCGTACTGGGAGCTACCTAGACCACCGGTACCGCCACTACCACCTCTTCCTATTACAGTTCCTGATACGTTTATTGTTAGTGTACCACCCATACCAGAAGAAACTAATATAGCTGAACCTCCAGCATTAGTTCCACCAACTGTAACTCCGCTTGGAATGTTGTATATTTTTGCTACATTAGCAGCCCAATTTGAACCATATACACTTGATAAAACTATATTTGTAGAGTTACTTGCTTCAAATGTTGGTATAATATCTACTTTACCTTCTATATAGGCAGTACTACCACCCATAAAAAATACAGTACAAAAACCTCTAGCTGGTATAGTATTACTTCCAGTAGGGTAAGTAGGGTCATTAGTATTATATATAGTTATACCTGATGCTGTAAAAAGATTTTTAAAGCTTGAACTATTATTAACAAGAATTACTTTTTCACCAGCAGAAAAAACATTATTTGGTATAGTAATGTCTCCAGATAAGTTTATAGCTTTCCCTGCATCACTAGCAACTAAAGTATAAGCACTACTTTGGGTATTTATAGCTGTTACGGCTGTTGCAATTCCAGTAAGGTTTGCACCATTTATTGCTGGTAGTGTACCAGTCAAGTTTGCAGCAGGCAAGTTAGTTAAGTTAGCACCACTTGCTGCCGGTAATGTAGCTGGAAATCTAGCATCTGGAACTGTGCCTGATGTCAGATTACTAGCATTTAAGGTTGTAAAATCTACAGTTTCAAATGTAGGATCTGCTCCGTTGTTTGCACGTAGAAACTTTCCATCGTTAGATGATGTGCCATGTTCTAGTTTGGCTAGGGTTACAGCTTGATCTCCTATCTTAGCTGTACTTACAGCAGTATCAAGTATTTTGCTTGTAGTAACAGCGTTATTTGCTAACTTACCAGCACTTACTGAACCGTCTGCTATAGAGTCTGTTGTTACATTAGCGTCTGCTATTTTAGCTGTAGTAACAGCATCGTCTGCAATCTTAGCTGTAGTTACACCACCGTCTGCTAGTGCACCAGTAATGTATAGTATACCATTCATTGCAGCATGGCTAGTACACTGATAGTATAAAACATCAGGAGCATTATGCTGTACTTCTACAATAACTGTACCAGTTGTATTATTACCAGTTACACCAGTATTATATGCAGTACCACTCTGCCCACTTGTACTTTGTATACGTAAAGGATGACCACCTGAGCCATTCTCGAATCTATATGTTTTACCTCTTGTGAGATAGAGAGTAGGGTTGTTGACAGTGCCATTCAACCCTTCTCCTTGAAATGTGTAGGCACTAGAGTTTCCTAAAGCACCTATTGTAAAGACATGGTCCAGAGCTATCTCATCTAGACCAGCCTTAGTTACTTGTGTTAATGTCATTATGATTTCATTATATAGCAAAGGGCATAGTATGGAGGTCTATTATCACCTGATCCTGAGAAGTTGTGAGTATGGTTGTTATCATACTGATAAGATACTGGTTGCAAACGCATCTGATTACTAGCACTAATTGGTGTATTATGCCCATCAGTAGTTCCTGATATTGTAACAGTATTATTACCACCGTTATCACCTACAGAATAAGAGTTACCAGCACCTACTACAAATCTATCTCGTAAGTCAGGTGTACTATTATTACCATCACATAAAACCCAACCAGTTGGGATTGCGTTAGCTGCACCAGACCATAATATAATCATACCTGACACAAACGATGTGATACCAGTTAAAGCAGAACCATCACCAGCAAAAGCTGTAGCTGTGCAAGTACCTGTTACGGTTACACCAGTATTTGTAGTCTCAAGCTTCTTTCCGTCGTTGTAATGTAGTGATACTTCTGCATCTGGTACTGCAAGTATAGATTGTTTATCTGCACCTGTAAATATCTTGAAAGTACCATTAGGGTTTTTTAAAAAGTTATCAGTTCCATTATGGTACATAACCATGTCTGGGCCAGCACCAAACTTTAATCTGTTTACAGTTCCAGTAGCAGCTGCATCATTATTTGAATCACCTAAAGATATACTATTACTGTTAGTATCTAAATCACCGCCTAGCTGTGGTGTTGAATCTTGATGTACATGCTGTATTAGATTTGATACATTCTTACCATCAACTTGTCCTGTTACTGTTATGTCTCCATCGACTGCACATGTTCCTGTTATGGCAACTCCGGTTGATGTTGTTCTTATCCTAGTTACAGCTGCATATTTAAACAACTGTTGTCCACCGGTTTGGAACATTGCCATAGTACGGTCATTAGCACTGTCATAAAAATTTATACTACCTCCGTTTGTTTGGAAACTAAGATTTCCAGAACCAGTTTCTTTTATTATTGCATTACCATTGCTGGAATTATGGAATATTTCAAATTCATCGTTATCACCTAATACTAATTTTGAATTACTTGGTACATCTACATTACCTGTTGTAACTATATTTTGTGATCCAAAATCCGGAGAAATCTTTGTACCAGCTATTGCTGCACTTGCATCTACAGAAGCGTTAACTACTGCATTAGATGCAAGCTTATCAGCATTAACTGCATCGTCTGCAATCTTAGTTGTAGTAACTGCTCCGTTCTGCAAGATAGCAGAGTTTACTGTATTGTTACTTGGTGTACCTATGTTTACAGTACTACCTATAACCACAGCATGATAAGTGTCGCCTGTTGCTGGAGCTGCTCCTAATTTAACTGTACTACCATCTAAAGCAAATCCTTCTGATGGTGTTGATGTACCAGAATTAGGTTTCTGTACGACACCATTAATAACAAGCAATACTTGCTCTGCATTAGTAGGTGCGTTAGTTAAAGTAAAGTTCTGTGTTGTACCATCAAATGCTGGACTAAGTGTAGAAATAAAGAAGTTACCTATAGATTGTACTTCTTCCCATGCAGTGTTTGTTCCATTATATACGAGCATTTTACCTGTGCCAGTATTAAAGAATAAATCACCGTTATCAAGGTTAGTTGTAGGATTCGACGAACCAACTCTATATCTTTCTGCAAAGTCATTTATATCTCCACTAAGACTTACTAGATCATCTTCGTTTAGTGTAGCTTTGTGGTAAGTATAGTTTTGTCCGCTTCCTGTAGAAGCTACAAGAAAACGTACACCATTAGACACAGTTGTACTGTTAAAGTTAGATGCAATGCCTGTAATGTTAACTGTAGTACCACCTACTGTTTGACCAGAAGCTGTACCACTACTGCTAACTGCTAATCCGCCTGCATCAGCAATACTGATTACGACACCAGCTGCTGGCTGTGTGTTTGGAAATGACTGTTCGTTTGCAATAGCTTCAAAACCACCAAGTGGTGCAAGCTGTGCAGCAACGTAGTCTACCACAGCTCCGGATGTTGGAAAACTAGCATCACTATCTGATATAGTAGTCTGCTTTGTAAGTCCATCTATCTGGTTAAGATCAGCTATATCAGCTGTAAGAGCTGTACTGTCAGCAAGTTTAGATGCTGTGCCTGATTGCATACCAGCTAGAGTTTTAAGTTCTGCGTCAGCAATCTTTCCTACAGTAACAGCGTCATCAGCTATATCAGTTGTAAGAATTGTACTATCTGGTATGTTAGCACTTGCTATACTTATATCTGTAGGTAATGTACCACTACTCAACTTTGCCATTGTTACAGCATTGTCTGCTATCTTAACTGTAGTAACAGCGTCATTGACTAATTCAGATGTGCCAATAGCGTTATCAGCTACTTTAGCATTAGTCACAGCGTTAGTTGCAAGTGCATCTACACCTACGCTACCATCTACAAGTTCATTAGTTCCGACAGAATCATCTGCCATTTTAGCTTGAGTAATAGCGTTGTCTGGTATTTTAGCAGTAGTCACAGCATTATCTGCTATCTTAGCTGATATAATACTGTTGTTAGCTATCTTAACTGTATTTATAGCAGTGTCAGCTATTTTAGCATTAGTTACTTGTGCATCACCAATATGTGCAGTATCTATACTACCGTCTACATAGTGCTCACTGTCGATAGAATCGTCAGCTAGTTTAGCACCAGTTACAGCATCAGCTGCTAGTTTAGCATTAGTAACTTGTAAGTTTGCTATATGTGCTGTATCTATAGATCCGTCAACATAATGTTCTGAATCTATAGAATCGTCAGCTATTTTTGTACCATTGACTGCATCGCCTGCAATCATTGTTGTAGAAACAGTACCTGTATCTCCAGTACTTACTAAGTCATAAGTACCGGCAGATAAGTTAGGTAATCTGTATGTTTGATCTGCTGTAGGATCAACTACTGATAATTTAGTTTCATTATCGTTATCAGTAGCACCTTCAAAAATAATCTCAGCATCTTCACCCATGTTAAGGTCACCTACCATAGATCCACCAAGAGTGTTAATAAATCTTTGGTTTACCTCTTGTGTAACAAATAAGTTCTGTGTGAAGTTGTCATTTAGATCTTCTGATTTGATCGCTGATCCAGCATAGAATGTTGCTGTTAGATCGTCAATACCGGTTTCTCTAAATATTCTGATTTTGGTTCCTACTGGAGGAGCAGTATTCAATTGTATTGTGGTTGCGTTAGGCAAAGTAAATGCCGTACTAGCCACACCATCGAGACTTAATTTAATGTCCGAGGTCTTAAGATATGGAAATGTAAAACTACGAAGGACAGTTGTTGTGTCATTCTGGGTATATTCGTTCTGTGTAACAGCACTCATTTTAGTTACCGTAATTAATTAATTGTCGTGTTTTTTGATCCCTTTGTTGTAAATTGGCGGCTTCGTCTACGTTACCAAGTTTCATCTCTTCTCTTGCAAGTTGAGCATTGATAATAGACTGTTCAATATTAGGATTCTCGCTAAGGAATCTAGCCTCTGCAAGTTTTTGAGCCTCACGTATTATCATGTTTAGCTCTTGGTGTATAGGTAGTAATTCAGTTTTGAGTTTGATTCTATCGTCAGCTCTTCTCATTTGAGATCTTCTAAACTTACGTAAAGATTCTATCTCTTTCTGATACCTTTTATTATTCATTAGACGTTCAACCTGTTTAAATAACTGTTGTTCACCTATGTATTTATTTATCTGTTCTCTGTCTTCTGGCTTCCATTCGTATGATCCAGTGCTATCCATCTTTAGCATGCTAAGACCGTCATAACGTATGTCACGTAAGAATACACGCCATGGCTCATTTGTACCACTGACCTTGACAGGACTGAGTGCATTAAGTGCACGTAGTACTGGGTTGTCAATATCGTTGAGTGCATTACCAGTCCAGATATCTATTTGATCTGGTAGCATGTTTCTAAATCCGGGCAGTCTGTTAGCTACAAATGACTGTACTTCACCAGCTAAGTCTTTCTGTGCAGAATCTATAGCTTTAGCAAGCACACCCAAAGTTCCGCTAGCTGGTATCCAAGATGTCTGACCAGCTCCTAGCTGTGCCCATGCACGTTCGTTACCATTTAGTGCGTCAAACAAAGGTTCTATCATAGTCAATGGTGATTCATTCAAAAATGTAGCACCGATAGTCCATGTAGCTTTAGACATAAAGTTCTCTAGCATATGCTCATCCATATCAGATGCGTAGTATGCAAGATCTCCCATTAATGTAAGTATGTGTTCTATACCAATCAAACCTTTATAACTATACCAGTTGTTACCAATACGTATAGTCTTAGGTACATAACCCATTTCGTCTCTTTCTTTGTTACGCTTAGATGCGTTGTAGTGACCGTTACCTCTAATGTTACCACCCATTGCATAGCCCCATAATGTAGCTGTAAGCATGCTACTAAAAGCCTGTCTACCTACATACTCAGCTTGTATCTGTTTAAAGATAGCATCTGCAAATGGTTCTCTACTTGCGTCTATACCATGCTCCATAAGTGCTGCTGCTATATC